CGCCAACCACGGCTGGTGCAATTACCACCACCAAACCTCAAGCCCCTGACCAGCTAGTAGTCGTAGGCTGGGTGGAGCGTGTAGACAATATCGTAGGGTCTATCTATGTCAAGATCGATAACGGCTACGAACTAGACGAACTGCATGATGTTCAAATAACCTCGCCCCAAAGCGGTAACTTGCTGATTTATGATGCAACCACTACCCCCACAGGCGTATGGAAGAACGCTAACCTAACCGATGGCACAGGCATTACGATTACCGAAGGCGCAGGGTCTATCACGATTGCTAACGCTGGTGTAACCCAAGCAACCGCAGGCACAGGCATTAGCGTATCGGCAGGAACGGGCAATGTAACGATTACCAATACTGCCCCCGACCAAACCGTTAGCCTTACTGGTGCAGGAACTACAACCGTTACGGGAACATACCCGAACTTTACGATTACCAGTAATGACCAATACACAGGCACAGTTACTAGCGTTTCTGCTCTCACACTAGGCACGACAGGAACAGACCTAAGTTCTACCGTAGCAAACAGCACAACCACGCCAGTCATTACGCTCAATGTGCCAACCGCATCCGCTACCAATCGGGGTGCTTTGAGTGCCGCAGATTGGACTACCTTTAACAGCAAGGCCAACGCTTTTACCTATACGACCAATTACATTCCATACGGTCAAGGCACGACCACGCCAACCCAATCGGCTAATCTGACCTTTGATGGCACAACTCAAACCGCCCCAATCCAACGGGCAAGTAACGGTATTGTGACCAACAACAAGACCATTGGCACTAGCTTTACTATCCCATCAACGGATAACGCCATGTCAGCAGGGCCAGTAACTCTTTCGGCTGGTGTAACCGTTACCGTTTCTAGTGGGTCACGCTGGGTCGTTCTGTGAGTTTTGCTACCGCTTTCCAAGCTAATGCGTTCCAAAATAACGCATTCCAAATCTACATACCGCCCCCATCAACAGGGAAAGTAGGCGGGGATGACGCTTGGACTGAGGATGATTTAAAGAAATTACGCAAGCTATCTGCAAAAATTGCTGAAAGACAGCGCAAGTTAAATCAGGCCATTAAAGATGCGAACGAAAACCGCAAAAAAGCGTTTAAAGAACAAATTGATCCAACGCCTGTTGCAAAAGTTAAGCAATCTAAAGTAAAATCAATTCAAGAGGTTAAAGCTGATATACCGTTAGCTGAAACAGAAGAATTACTGCGGTCTATAAGCTACCTTGAAAAACAACGGAATAACATCCTTGAGGCAGTAGCTTACAGACACCAGCAATACCTCATTCAAGAGCAATTGCGAGTAATGGAAGCCAAACGCCAAGAGGAACTTGACGATGAGGCGGCATTATTACTACTTCTGTAAGTGCAGACGCACAATATAAGTTAGCTTACGAACACCTACACGCTGGCAGATACGAGGCTGGATTCCGATTATTCGAGTATCGGTGGCATCCTGACATTATTGCCCAGCAAGCCCAACCTTACGCCCCTGCGTTAAAGATGCCTGTATGGAGAGGTGAACCCCTAATGGGTAAATCCATCACCGTTCAGATGGAGCAAGGCTTTGGTGACATCCTGATGTTTGCCCGATTCCTACCTGCGCTTAAAGCTTTGGGCGCAAAACAGGTCGTAGTCTTACAAGAAAGCAGCTTGCACCATCTTTTAGGGCAGATTCACAGCGTTGATGTGTTTAGTAACGATTTGACCGAGGGCGCAGCAACCCAATCTGACTACTGGATTGGCTCAATGTCGCTACCGTATTACATTTCGCTGTCGCATCCGCTGGTAAAAGCCATGTTTCCAGTGACCCGTAAGAAAATTGTGGGTTCTGAGGGCTATTTACACGCCCTGCCCAGCAATATTCCACCAAAAATCGGGGTAAATTGGGAAGCAAGCAAGCAGACCTTGTATTACATCAAGTCAATTGACTACCGACATATGCACGAACTGGTTGGAGATGACGCTTATAGCCTAAATCCTAAGTCGGATGGGCTATTTCACCCCCTGCCTAACGATGGATGGAAAACAAATTGGGTGCAAACCGCTTCCCACATGAAAGCCATGAAGGGAATCGTTACCGTAGACACAGGAACAGCGCATTTAGCTGGCGCATTGGGCGTGAAGTGCGTGGTTTTACTGCCAAAAGAGGAGTTTGTCTGCTGGAGATGGAAAAATGCCCGCTGGTATGACAGCGTTTGCCTACTTAGACCCGAAGAATACGACCAATTACCTGAAATCATAAGGAGAATGTAGTGCTAGTAAAGATAAAAGTTACCTGCCCACACTGCAAAGTCGAGCATGAGGAATATGACCAAACCCAGTTTGATGACCGTGAAAAGTATTTAGCATATTGGAATCTACCCTTTGAGGGCGAGGAAGCGGATCAGGCTTGGAAACAAAAGCTGGAAATGACACCCAAAGAAGCCCCAATGGTAGTGCCTGATATTGAAGGCCACATTAGCATGGCTGATGGAACATGGATTTCTAGCCGTTCTAAGCACCGTGAGAACCTTAAACGCAACAACTGCGTGGAACTTGGCAACGATGTGCCTATGCAACAAAAAGCCCATGAATTTAGCCGTAAAGACCAAGAAGCCCGTAAACGGCAAATTGCAGAAATAGCATATTCTAAACTTAACTACCGATAGGAAAAACCATGTCTGATGACCGCAGAGAGTTACTAGAAGCCGCACTAGAGCAAGCCGAAGAAGGCACACTTGAAGCACCTATCGAAAAGGAGATTGAAGTAAATGACGATCCAATCCAAGCCGAAGAAAGCCCCGCTGAAGAAACCCCTGAGCGTGACGAAAAAGGCCGTTTCAAAGCCAAGGAAGCCAGCGCAGAAGTCGATGCCGAAGTCGATAGCGAAGCCAATCCCGTTGAAGAATCTGACCCTGTGGCAGAAGTTCCTGCTGTGGCTGAAGAAATAAAACGCCCTACTACATGGAAAAAAGAGTATGTAGATGTATGGGAAAAGATGAAAGAAGGCAAACCGCTAGACGAAGCTGAGTTTGCTAAGTTTGCTGAATACGCCAACCAGCGTGAAGCCGAATACAAGAAAGGCGTATCTGCCTACAAAGCTGAAGCCGATAACGCTAGACAGTTAACCGAAGCGATTGGCCCATTTGTTCCTGAACTCCAATCTCAGGGAATCCATCCTGTAGCTTGGATTAACAATTTGGGCAGGGCGCACATGATTTTGACCAAAGCTCCCTATGAGCAAAAGGTTCAGATGTTCCATAGACTTGCGCAAGATTATGGAATACAATTAAATTCAGATAGCTTACAAATGCCCGAACAGGCGTATGTAGACCCGTATCAGCAGCAGTTAATGCAACAGCTACAGGCAACTCAACAGCAGGTGCAACAACTGTCAGCAATTCGGGAGCAAGAAGAAAATGCTCGTTTGATGTCAGAAATCGAACGGGTAAGCAGTAACAAGGAGAGGTTTCCTCACTTTGACATGGTACGGGAAGATATGGCTCAATTACTTGAGAAAGGTATAGCCCAAGACCTTGAAACGGCTTATGCCAAAGCGGTGCGTATTAACGATGAAGTTTACAAGCTTGAACAGGATAGACTCCTTAAGTCAGCAGGTACTCAAGCATCTAAGGCACAGCAAGTAGCAAAAGCTAAAGCAACTGCAGTTAGTCCAAAGTCCGTTACTCCTAGCGGTCAAGTAGCTAAAACAGATGCAAAGGACAGACGCTCATTGCTAATGGCTAATTTAGCCGATGCAGAGGGCATTTGCTAATAGTGCAATTACCGATATTATCGCTACCACCATTCAAAGCCGTAGCGGTGTATTGGCCGACAACTTGACGCAGAACAATGCAGTTCTACAGCGTCTAAATTCAAAGGGCAATGTACGCCCCTTCTCAGGTGGTAATGTCATCCTCGAGGAAATCATGTACAACGATCCCGCTACCAACAATGCTAATAGCTATAGCGGTTACGAAGTATTAAACATTACTCCTGATAGCCCAATCTCGGCTGCTCAGTTCAGCATTACTCAGTATGCTGACTCAGTAACCATGAGTGGTCTAGAAATGCTCCAAAACAGCAGCAAAGAAGCAATCATTGACCTGTTAGATGGTCGTATGCAAGTTTCTGAAGCCCGCCTTTTGAACCGCATTTCAGGTGATATTTATGGTGATGGAACTGGCAATGGTGGCAAGAATATTACAGGCTTGGCAGCTGCCGTTCCTGTTTCTAACACTACTGGTACTTACGGTGGTATCAATCGTGCAAACTGGGCATTTTGGCAAAACCAATCTAGCACAGGCGCAGATTCTTCTACTGTAATCCAAGCCGCTATGACTTCTGCCGCAATCAAGTCCGTTCGTGGAACTGATAAGGTAGACCTCATCATCGCTGGTAACACCCTGTATCAACGCTATGTTGCATCCTTACAAGCTATCCAGCGTATTGCTGGTGTAGACGAAGGTGCTGCTGGCTTTGCATCCTTGAAGTTCTATGGTGGCGGTATGTCTGCCGATGTCGTACTCGGTGGTGGTATTGGCGCACAAGAGAATCCGCTTTATATGTATCTTTTGAACACCAACTACATTTTCTTCCGACCACACAAAGAGCGTAATTTCGTTCCTATCGGTGGCGAGCGTCAATCGATTAACCAAGATGCGATTGTGAAGCTGTATGGCTGGGCTGGTAACCTTACCTGCTCGAACGCTTCATTGCAAGGTATCTTGACTGGTACTGCTTAATCCACTGATTAGAAAGGAAAATCATCATGGCATACTCGACTCTCCCGATTGCTGGCGTAGACTTGGATGGTGTTGCTTACACTAACCCAAATTCCGCTGGCACAGCAGTTCCTACCATTGGACCACTTGGTCTACAGACTTTTGCAAATAACGGCTTACGCTATGTGTTTGCTCAAGCTGGTGTAGCAATTGCAGCTTCAACCGCTACTTGCGTAATCAACGCTTCCACATTCCAAGTTACTTTGGGTGCTGGTACATATTTGTCAGGTGCTTCTATGGCATCAGGCGATTATGGTTGGTTTAGTAAGGCTAGTGTTTAATAGTTTTTTGTAGTAAAAACGGGGGGTTACCTTAACTGGTAGCCCCTTTTTTCCTTTTAACAACCTAATACCTTAGGAGAATTAAAAATGGCATTACCTTCAGATGAGCAAAACGCAGACAGCCGTTTACAAGTTCGTTTTTACAAGCGACCCGTACAGCAGGAACAAGAATCAATAGAAGCTGGCAGACCAATATTTAAAGAGTTTGACTTTGTGCATATTTGTGTAGCTGGCGATACTTTGACCGAGATCGATACTTATGCGCTCCCTAGCCATAAAACCCGTTTCCCGCTTCAATGGGCTAATTACATGAATCGTGTAGGCGCAAACGAACCTGATATTGTCGGCACTCCTGTATCAGAATGGCCTATCGTGTCGAAAAGTCAAGCCGAGGAATTAAGGGCATTGAAGTTTCACACCGTTGAAGCGATTGCACACGCATCTGACCAACAGTTACAGCGTATGGGCATGGCGGCAGGAATGTCTCCTTATGCGTTCCGTGACAAGGCAAAGGCATTTTTAAATCTCGCTACCAATGCGGCAGAAACCGATAAGCGTGAAAGTGAAATTAACGCTTTGAAAGAAGAACTTGCCAAAAAGGAATTAGAAACTGCTAAAATGAAAGCAGAAACAGATGCGAAGCTGGCTCAAATGCAGGATCAAATGGCCGCTATACTTGCCGCTGTTGGTGAAAAGAAAACCCGTAAAAAAGCGGTAGCCACAGAGGAAGCTTAATATGTCATACACCATGCTCCAATTAGTCCAGCAAGTAACAGCTGAACTAAACTTAGCCGTTCCAACCTATGTGCAGGGCAATACAAATCAGGATGTGCAACAAGTCCTAGCTTTGATGAATCGTGCTGGGTTCGATTTGGTTAAGGAGCATGATTGGCAAGCTTTGGAACTAGAGTATCGTTTTTACACCACAGCAATTACCACGACCTGCGACACGATCAATAACACATACGATTTATTGAATGTTGGTAATGTAACAGGCCTAAATAATAATTACTCGGTAGTCGGTACGAATGTTCCACAAGATACCTATGTTGAAAGCGTAAACGGTTCTACTGTAACTGTCAGCCAATTATCATCGGCTACCAGCGTAGGTGGAACTGTTACCTTTTCACAGACCAAATACGACTTACCCCCTGACTTTGAAACCATTACGGACAATACTCATTGGGATAAGACGAAACACTGGCAAATGTTAGGGCCTGAAGATGCCCAGCAATGGCAGTGGCTCAAGTCAGGCTATATTTCAACTGGCCCTCGTATTCGCTGGCGTATTTTAGGCGGTCAGTTCCAAATTTGGCCACCTTACAATACTCAAGAGTATTTAGGTTTTGAATACCGTTCTAAAGGCTGGGCTAGGAGCGCAACAGGCGCAGTCAAAAACAGCTTTACTGCTGACACAGACACAACCGTATTTGATGATACGGTTTTGGTCTTAGCGACAAAACTTAAGTATTTCCAAATCAAGTCATTTGATACGACAGCACTAATGCAAGATTATGTTCGTTATCTTAGCGTTGCCAAAGCTAATGACAAAGGTTCAGCTACCTTATCGTTTGCACCATACCCAAGCAAAGTCCTCATCGGCTACGCTAATATCCCTGATACTGGTTATGGTAGCTAACTATGGCGGTCGCTAAAAAGTTTACCGCTGTTACTACTTCTTTACCCGCCCCAATAGGGGGTTGGAACGCTAGGGATTCTTTAGCCGAAATGAACCCATTAGATGCGGTTCAGATGGTCAATTTTTTTCCTACGCCTACGGATGTAACGCTTAGAAAAGGCTATACCAAAGTATCTACAGGTATTTCAGGGGCTGTTTTATCGCTTATGAATTACAGCAGCCCAACGGGTAGCAAGCTGTTTGCGTCTACTTCTACGATTATTTATGATGCCAGCACTTCTACGGCTACTGCAAGCCTGACAGGTAACACGGATGGCAAGTGGATTCACTCCATGATTACAACGGCTGGTGGCTCATTTATGCCAGCTGTTAATGGTGTTGACCCAATGATTGTTTACGATGGCACAAGATGGTCAAGAAGTGCGACCACAAACACCGCACAAACCATTTCGACTATTACTAGGGGTGGCACAGGTAACCTGACCGCTACCCTAACAACTGCTGTTGCACATGGGTTAGTAACAGGCAATACCATTACCGTTGCTGGCGCAATCCCAGCCGAATTTAACGGCACTTATCGAATTACTGTAACTGGTGCGACAACTTTAACCTACACAATGGCTACCGCACCAAGCGGAGATGCCACGACTGTAGGCACTTATACGGTTAATTACTACATTACAGGTAAAAACTCTAATACATTTGCTTATATCAACCTTTTTAAAGAGCGTCTTTATTTTGTAGAAAAGAACTCCCTCAGTTTTTGGTATTTGCCTGTTGATTCAATCAACGGTGCAGTTACCGAGTTCCCCCTTGGTGGCATCTTTAAACGAGGTGGCTACCTTCAAGCGATGGGAACATGGACTATTGACGCTGGTTATGGCGTTGATGACCTAGCTGTTTTCGTTACCAGTAACGGGGAAGTCGCTGTTTACAAGGGTTCTGACCCATCCGACCCTACAGATTGGTCTTTAGTGGGCATTTGGAACATCGGACAAACTTTTGCCCGTAAATGCGTCTTTAAATTTGGTGGTGACATCCTACTTTTGACCGAAGATGGACTTGTGCCTTTATCGGCAGGCTTGCAATCCACCCGTTTAGACCCCCGTGTAAACATTACCGACAAGATTTTTTACGCTATTAGCCAAGCAGCTGACTTTTACGCCAATAATTACGGCTGGCAAATGAATTACTTTGCTAAATTCAATATGCTAATCGTCAATATTCCCGTAACAGGGGGTTCTGAGCAATATGTAATGCACAATATTACAAAGTCATGGGCGAGATTTACCAATTTAAACGCTAATTGTTGGGAAACAAGCGGTGATGATATGTATTTTGGGGCTACAGGCTTTGTTGGTCGGTTTTACGACACTTTTGCCGATGCTGGAACAAACATCAAGGGTTTCGTTCAGCAAGCTTACTCGTATTTTGAGTCTAGGGGGCAGCAAAAACGCTTTACTCTAGTGCGCCCTATCCTTCAGACCGATAACGGTTTACCGACCGTTTTATGCGGTCTTAGCACCGATTTTGATACCGTTGAATTAACGAACCAAATATCCTTCAATCCCGCCATTTTACAAACTGGCGAATGGGATTTAGACACATGGGATAACGCTAACTGGGGTGGTGGATTAACCACGACTAAGATATGGCAAGGCGTGACAGGGCTAGGCTATGCAGGCTCAGTTAGCCTTAATGTTGCATCGCAAGGTATTGAGTTTCATTGGGCATCAACTGACTATGTCATGGAGCGTGGCGGGGTACTGTGAGGACAGTTACTACTGAAAATCAACGCTATATGGGGGATTGGTTGGTACGAGTTCTTAACTCTCCCCTACCTGAAACCACCCAATGTATCGGACAAATGCAAGATGGCAATTTAGTAGCCGTTGTTGGTTACTGTAATTTCATGCCAAAAGCTTGCGAAATGCACATTGGCTCGTTATCAGAAACAAATTGGATGAGTAGAGATTTATTATGGGCGGCATTTGATTACCCCTTTAACAAACTCGGTGTTAGCGTTATACTAGGGCAAATCTGTGCTAATAACACGGATGCCCTAAAGTTAAACCGACATTTGGGCTTTAAGGTTGTAGCTGAAATACCTGATGCCCATATGGAAGGCGATTTGGTAATTATGGCTATGAGAAAAGAAGAGTGTCGGTTTCTTAACATCCGATGCTCTTTAAACAAGGGAGAATAGTATGGGTGGTGGTGGATTTTTAGGATTAGGGCCTGCTCCGAGTGCGCCTGCCGCACCTAATTACGAAGCGGCAGCGAGAGAAACGGCTGCTGGTAATTTAGATGCTGCAAGGGCTGCGACTGCCGCTAATCGTGTTAATCAAGTTACGCCTTATGGCAGATTAGATTATTCAATAACAGGCCAAGACCCTTATGGCAATCCGACATGGACTGCTACACAATCTTTAAGCCCAGCGCAACAACAACTGTTAGATTATCAAAACCAAACAAGTATTGGATTAGGCAGGCTTGCTGGTAAAGGTTTGGGCTATGTTGAAAATATGCTCAACACCCCGTTTGATACAAGTGCTTTGCCATCAACAGGGTTTAATCCTAGCCAAACCTACCAAGAAGCCTATATGCAACGGCTCGCCCCCCAATTAGAGATGGGGCGTGAAAAATTACAGCAACAACTAGCAAATCAAGGTATTGATATTGGCTCTAAAGCGTATGAAAACGCTATGCGGATGCAAGCCCAGCGTGAGAATGACCTATTGTTAGGTGCTACAACTCAAGGTTTTGGTGTTGGTCAGCAGGCTCGTCAAACCGCATTACAAGAACAAGCTTACCTTAGAAATGAACCATTAAACACTTTATCAGCGGTTCGTACTGGCGCACAGGTGCAAGGCCCACAGTTTGTTAATTCTGCACAGCAAGCAACCACTAGTGGCCCTGACATACTAGGAGCAGCAAATATGCAATATAACGCTGCTATGGGTGACTTTAACGCTAAACAAGCCGCACAAGCTAACCTCAATCAAGGTTTATTTAGTTTAGGTGGCGCAGCACTTATGTCTGACATTCGTGCAAAAGAAAACATTAAGGCGATTGGTGTAATGCCTAACGGCCTGACCGTTTATAGCTTTGAATACAAAGATGAAGTCAAATCTCACCCATTAGCAGGTAAGGGAGTCCATATTGGTGTAATGGCACAAGAAGTAGAACAAGTATTCCCATATGCAGTTAAAACCCTCGATGACGGCTATAAAGTCGTAGATTACGGACTATTACCATGAATATGAATAACCCCTACATTTTGCAAATGCCACAAACCCAAGACTTAGGTGGGCTATCCCCTTATATGCAAAACATTGCGCAACAGCAAGCCAATCAAAATATGGCGATGCAACAAGCGCAAGGATTGACACAACAGGCAGGGCAAACCGCACAAGGCGGTATGAACCCGTTAGCAATGGCAGCTATGTTGCGTAAACAAGACCCTAATCAGCAAAGTCTAGGTAGCAAAATTGGTGCTTATGCCAAATCTATCCCAGCGATTATGCAATATGGCGCAGAAAATGTTTATGGTGGTTTTGGTCAAGGTCAAGTGCCAACAATGACCACAGGAATGGACTAATTATGGCTCAACAAATTCCCATGATTAATGTAGGCGGTAATCTACCACCTGAAATCCTACAGCAACAGCAAGCCTTAAATCGGCAACAGCAAATGGCAAATTTGCTAATGCAACAAGGTCAGCAAATGCCTTCAGGACAAATGGTTAGTGGGCGTTATGTTGCACCTAGCTTTTTTCAATACGCTGCCCCAATGTTCCAAAGTTACATGGGTTCTAAATTAGCAGAAAAAGGCGATAAACAAGCGTTAGAAATGGCTAAAGCATTGCGCCAACAATACGCTAATGAAATGGAAAATTACCTAAAACTTCAGCGTGGTCAAGAAGCTACGCCTGAAAAATATACTGAAATGGCTGGTCCTTTTGGTGAAGGTGTTGGGCCAAACAACACAGATGTGCCAATGCCAGTAGCATATAAGCCAGCACAAGCTGCCGTTGCGCCAAACCCAATAGCGGCTAATTTATACGGCTCTACTGCGTTTAACCCTGTATTGCAACAAATGGCTTCTAAGAAATTATTAGAAGGGCCTAAATGGAAAGAAGTTTCACAATTTAATCAACAAACTGGCAATACTGAAACTTATCGCTATGACGAAAATTCGCCAAATCCAAGAGAAACTTTGCAATTTATTGGCATAAGCAAACCAGCTATTAGTCCCGAAACACAAATTCGTTTTGCTGATGAAGGTATTGGTATCCCACCTCAATTTAGAGGTGGTGCTGTAGGTCAACCTTCAGGACAGCCTGTGATTACACCTCAAGGGCAACCTTCAGGTCAAGCTGTAGGTCAACCTCAAGTTACCCCAACAGCTGCGCCTACCGTTGCATCCTCACAAGTTAAAAATCCATTTGTAGCACCCCCACCACCACCAACATTAACAAGTGCTAAAGAAATTAGGGAATGGAAAGCAGACCAAGCCAAACCTTTAACTGGTACTCCTAATGATATTGTTAATGGTGCAAAAAATTATCAAAAAGCTATTTTCAAAATACAAGAACTTTTTGACCAATACACACCTGAAGATTTGTTAAAGCCAAATGTTCGTGCAATCGTAAAACAAGCTGTTGAAAATGCTCGTTTACAAGGTAAAGAAGCAAATAAACTTGGTGCTTTAACTGGCCCTGATTACGGCATTTTAGAAAAATTGGTTGTTGACCCGACTGCTTTTAATTCGTTTTTAGTAGATAGAAACACAATTAACAAGATTTACAACAATGAAAGAATGTTTACTTCAGAAATTATTAAATCAACTTATGAAACAGCGCAAAAAGCCGTTCCTGAAAACTTGCGTGAATTTGTTGAAGTAAAACCAAAAGAATTGGCTACAAACAAACCAAAAGATAGTAATGTTGATATGCAAACCAAG